TATCCGACATACCTCATGTGCCGGATAGGAACGGCAAAATTTTTTACACTTCTATTACTTCTTTATCACACATAAGCAAAGAGTACGGGCTTGCAACAGCAACCATGATCGTGACAGATTTTTCGAATTGTTTATCGGAGTATGGTCAGATGGATGCCGATGAATTAAAGGAAGCATCTAAAGAATGGAACGAGGATATAGAAGCAGATAACATAAAAAAATTTATTTTGCAGGACACAGGATATTCCGAATTTGGTATTTCTACAGTGGGGCAGGCCTTGCTTACGGCATACAGCATGTTTGCCTATTGGTATGTAGCATTCCGGCATACGTTTGACATATTGGTTGCTGACGGATCTGACAAGGAAACCGATGTGGAAACCTTCTGGAAGATGTATGGTGATTGCATGGAGTTTCAGCACATTGATTTTAAGATCATAAATTATGACGGTGGCTTCCATTCTCTTTATACCATCAAGTCTTCATTGTCTCTGATTCTTTTCGAAGCGGCCCATGCGATAGAAAACAAAACGAATTTTGTGAAATGCAAAAACTGTGGTTGTTATTTTGTTCCGGTAGGACGGTCGAATTCTCTGTATTGTGGCTATCCGTCTCCACAGGATGAAAAGAAAGCGTGTAGGGACATCGGTGCGAATGCTGCGATGGCAAAGAAAATGAAAAATGATGTACTGACACAGGAATACCGAAGACTATATATGCGGCTCAAGATGGCTCTAAAACGTCATCCGGGAGAGAAGGCGTTGGAAGAAAAGCTTCATGAGCTTACGGAAGGGATGAAGATAAGGCGAAAACAACGAGAGGAAGGAAGTCTTTCAGCCGATTCGATTCTGGAATGGCTGTCAGCTTTTGATGATCCACAGAAAAAATAGCGATACGACCTATTGCGAAAGGAGAGATTACATATGAGCGTAAAGAAAATAGCGTGTCCGGTTTGCGGATATAAACGACTGATCGATGCGAATATACTGACAAAGTCAGAACTCATACCGGAAGAAAATCATAAGCCAAATGAGCCTTATGATTATGTACAGAAGTGTAAGGGTTGTAAAAGAGAAATTTATATAAGAAAAGTTGGATAAGCACAGAGTTTGATGCAACATACGACATACTGACCTGGCAAGTAACAAATTTGTTATTTGTCAGGTCATTTTTTTATGCCCAAAACACGAATGGTGTCGATTTTTGTCGCATATATCTTCTGACAGAAACAGGAAGCAGCTTTTGAAAAAAGCAAAAGATTCCATTTTGCGCGGTATTTAAAACATCAGCTTCCATAATTTATGCAGCGGATTTACTGCAAAGATCATGAATGGAATGCACTTATGTGAAAAAAGAAAACACCTGTCATCGATTCGGAATGCAGCCAAGTTGGGCTGCGGAGCTGAAAAATAAAAAATTAAAGGAGAAGTAACAGGCAGATAAAGAAAATTGGCTTTTTTTCTAAAGGTGCAAAAAGGTTGCACCTTTAACCCGTATCTTTAAGCCAGAAGGGGGTGAGCAAGCGTGGAAGGAAAAATGACGCCGAATGAGCGCCGTGAGGCAATCATCACTGCACTGTGTAAAAGACGCCAGGACACGGTACAGAATCTCGCACACGAATTTCATGTATCAATCCGGACAATTAAATACGATATCGATGAGCTTACGCTTGCTCACCCCATCGAGACGATCCGTGGAAGATACGGCGGCGGAGTAAAAGTGGCTGACGGATATTATATCGGCAGAAAGTATTTGAAGCCAAGCCAACAGGAACTTCTTAAAAGATTGTCAGAGCAACTTTCCGGTGAGGATAAGGCTGTCATGGATAGCATTTTTAAAGATTTTGCTTTGCAGAAAGGATAAGCCATGAAACGTATTTTTATCTGTTCTCCTTATAGAGGGAACATCCGTATGAACACAGCGAGAGCAATCTGCTATGCAGAGCAGGTTGCGGCAGAAGGAAACATTCCTATCGTTCCGCATCTCTATTTTCCGATTTTTCTGGACGAGAACGATCCGGTGCAGAGAATGAACGGGATTGAAATGGGACTGGAGCTGATGGAGATCTGTGATGAGGTCTATGTATTCGGTTTTGAAATCACGGAAGGAATGAGATTTGAACTGGATCATGCAAGACAGATCAAAAAGCCGGTCCGTCTGTTTGACCTTGATTTCAATCCGGTTAATGTAAGAACTCTTCCGGTAGATGAAAGAGCCGGGGGAAGGTATCGATCCATTGTAAAAAGCCAGAAACTGCTCAGAGGTGGATGCAGATGTTTGGAAAAGTAAATGTTCCCTACGGATTCAAAACTGGTGACCGCATTCTGGTATCAGACAGAAAAATGAGAAAAAAGGGGACTGTCGTAAGAGAGTATCCATTCCATGTTCTTGTGGATTGGGGAATGTACAGAAGCAGTGTAAACAAGGTCGATGTGTATACAGGAGACACGGAGATCCGAAGCATTTGAAAGGAGAAGCACTATGAACGAAGGATTGTTAATGATGGCAGAAGGTTGTGAACAGATTGCTGCCGGAATCAGAAAAATGTTAGCTGAGAAAAATGAGCCTGAGAAGGAAGCAAGAACTGTGACGGAGAAAGAGGCGCAGAAACAGGCAAAAGAAGAAAAAAGAGCTGAAAAAGCAGAATCGAAAACGGAATCTGAAGCAGTGACAAAGGAAGAAGAAGGAAAGCCTACTATGACAACAGTCAGAGCATTCCTTAGAAAAAAATCAGGATCCGGGAAAACATCTGAAATCAAGAACCTGCTCCTGCAGTTTGGATGCGCAAAACTTTCTGATGTGCCGAAGGACAAACTGCCGGAACTGTATGCGAAAGCACAGGAGGTGCTGTAATGGGGGCACACGCAAGATTCTCTCCGTCTTCAGGAAAACGGCATTTAAGCTGTCCGCCATCGCTTCTTCTTGAAGAAAAGTATCCGGACGAACAGTCACCATTCGCTGCAGAAGGATCGGCCGGTCATGCGATGGCAGAACACCTCATCAATAAGCATTTAAAAAAGAGAGCAAAGCGTCCGGTTTCCGACTATTACTCCGATGAACTGCTGGAAGCCGTGGAAGATTATGTGTCTTATGTTATCGGACAGATCGAGGAAGCAAAGAGAGAAGGTGAAGATCCATTTTTCGGAGTGGAGATGAAGGTAAGCCTTGACCACAGAATTGAAGGATGCTTCGGTACAGCGGATATGGTTATTGTGGATGAGAGAAAGATTCATATTATCGACCTGAAGCTTGGTAAGGGTGTCATGGTCGATGCCGAGGAAAATGTGCAGCTTATGATTTACGGACTCGGCGTTTTGGATATGTTCGGTCTGCTTTACGGAACAGACGTTGTTGAACTTACGATTGTTCAGCCAAGGCTGAGTCACTTTTCTACCTGGGGGATTACTGCAGAGAACTTGCTTAATTGGGGAACGGAAGTACTGGAACCCGGAGCAGCGAAGGCACTTGCCGGAGAAGGTGAGTATGTATCCGGTGATCACTGCAGATTCTGCAAGGCAAGATTTACCTGTAGAAAACGTTCAGAAGATTTTCTTCAGCTTGCGAGGATGGAATTTGCGCCGCCACCTGAACTGTCCGATGAGGAAATAGCGGAGGTCCTTAACAAGGCAGATGCTTTAAAAAAATGGGCAGAAGAAGTGTATTCATACGCTCAGAATGAAGCAGTCACGAATCATAAGGAGTGGCCTGGATTCAAACTTGTGCTTGGTCGGAGCAATCGCAGATATACGGATGAAACAGATGTAGCGCAAGCGGCAGAGCAAGCCGGATATACAGATATTTATAAAAAGAGCCTGATCGGAGTCACAGAAATGGAGAGGCTGATGGGCAAAAAGACCTTTAATGAAATCCTTGGAAAACTGGTGTATAAGCCGGAAGGCAAAATTACTCTGGTGCCGGATTCAGATAAAAGAGAAGCAGTAAAAACAACAACCGCTGAAGCGGATTTTAAGGAGGATTAAGACTATGACAACTACACCAACTAAAGTAATCGTACCTTGCAGATTAAGCTATACCCACATCTGGGAGCCGGATTCCATCAACGGCAGCGATCCGAAGTATTCTGTGTCCTGCATCATTAAAAAGGATGATGAGGAGACCATTGCAAAAATCAAAAAAGCGATTGCCGTGGCAAAGGAAGAGGGAAAAGGAAAATGGGGCGGCAAGATCCCGGCAAATTTAAAGACTCCGTTAAGAGATGGTGATGTCGACAGACCGGAGGATGAGGCTTATGCGGACTGCATGTTCTTAAATGCAAATTCCAAACAGGCTCCTCAGGTGGTGGACAAGCATGTTCAGCCGATCCTTGACCAGAGCGAAGTGTACTCCGGCTGCTACGGAAAAGTATCCATCACCTTCTATGCCTATAACAGCAACGGAAATAAAGGCATTGCGGCCGGTCTTGGAAATGTACAGAAATTACGGGATGGAGAGCCTCTTGGTTCAAGAACCAATGCTAAGGATGATTTTGAGGCAGTGGAAGATGAGGATGATTTCCTTTCCTAAAAGAATCTGCAGATATACGGGCGGTGGGCAACACCGCCTGTTACATAAAGGAGCTGTTTTATATGAAAACACTGAAAAAAGAATTGAATGCGGTCAGAGCATTGATTTCACATAACACTTACCGTACGATCCTCGGTCAGATTAAAGCGGGAGATGAAGATGCTGCAAGAGTCGGAATCGAGCGCATCAAAAGAAAGGGGATGAAATGCAGTGGACACACTGGCAATTGATATTGAGACATATTCGGATGTATCCCTTCCTGAGTGCGGAGTACACAGATACGCAGCATCGGATGCTTTTGAGATCTTGCTTTTTGCCTACAGCTTTAATGATGAACCTACACAGATCATCGATCTTGCATCCGGGGAGCAGATGCCACAAAGAATTATGGAAAGTCTTCTGGATGACTCGGTCATTAAGACCGCTTTTAATGCAGCATTTGAGCGTAACTGTATCAATCGTTTCTTTGGTCTTTCTTTAAAACCGGAGGGATGGAGATGTACGGCAGTACAGGCTTCTATTCTTTCACTTCCGTTGTCATTGGAAGGTGTGGGAGAAGCTTTAAATCTTGATAAGAAAAAGATGTCGGAAGGCAAGGATCTGATTCGGTATTTCTGTATGCCGTGCAAACCGACACAAAGCAATGGTGGCAGAACGAGAAATCTGCCGTCCGATGCACCGGAAAAATGGAAACTTTTTAAGACATACTGCATTCGTGACGTGGATGTGGAGAAGCAGATCAGAAAAAAACTCGCAAGATTTCCTATCCCTGACAGAGAGCAGGAACTTTACTGTATGGATCAGAGAATCAATGATCGCGGCATCATGGTCGATATGGAACTGATCCGTCATGCAATTACATGTGATCTTTTATATAAGGATTCAGCGACAAAGAAGGCCTGTGATATTTCCGGTTTGAATAACCCAAACAGCGTATCGCAGCTTAAAGCATGGCTTGGTGAGAGAGGAATCAAAGCGGATTCTCTTGCAAAAGCTGCCGTGGAAGAACTGATAGAAAGCAGTAAAGGGGAAATTTCCGAAATGATGAAGTTAAGACTTTCCATGTCAAAAACGTCCGTAAAGAAGTATGAGGCAATGGAACGTTCTGTCTGTCCGGATGGTCGAGTACATGGGCTGCTGCAGTTTTACGGTGCAAACAGAACCGGAAGATGGGCAGGAAGACTGGTTCAGATCCACAATCTTCCCCAAAACCATATGGAAGATTTGAAACTTGCACGTTCAATGGTGAAGGAAGGCAGCTATGACCTTGTAGAACTTTTGTATGATTCTACACCGGAGGTTCTTTCTGAACTGATTCGTACAGCTTTTATCGCAAAACCCGGCTGCAGATTTATCGTCAGTGATTTTTCTGCAATCGAAGCCAGGGTAATGGGATACCTTGCCGGAGAAAACTGGGTCATGGAAGAATTCCGTGGTGCGGGAAAAATCTATGAGCAGACAGCATCAAAGATGTTTCATATTCCGATTGAGGAAATCACAAAAGGCAGTCCATACCGTGCAAGAGGTAAGGTTGCATCCCTGGCTTGTCAGTACGGCGGAGCAGAGGGCGCACTTATCAGTATGGGGGCACTTAATTTTGTTGAAGAAGAGGAATTAAAAGGACTGGTGCAGTCGTGGCGAAATGCCAATCCCCATATCGTAAATTACTGGTACGAAATCGATCGAGCGGTAAAGGCAGCCGTGAAAGAACGGAAGGAAACAGTAGTCGGATCGGTAAAAATATACTACCAGTCAGGAATGCTGAAGATCATGCTTCCTTCCGGTCGTTCACTTTCTTATGTCAGACCGAGAATGACAACAAATCGGTTCGGATCGGAAAGCGTCAGCTATGAAGGTGTCGGTACAAATCGTAAATGGACAAGAATCGAATCTTACGGAGCAAAATTCTGTGAAAATATCGTGCAGGCCACAGCAAGGGATGTTCTGGCAGAAGCAATGCTTCGCCTGGAAAGAAACGGATTCGATATTGTATGCCATATTCATGATGAAGTGGTACTGGAAGTGCCGAATGGAAAATCCTCGGTAGAAGAAGTCAATCAGATCATGGCGGTATGCCCTAACTGGTGTGAGGGGCTTCCGCTTAAAGCAGCAGGATTTGAGAGTCCGTTCTATAAGAAAGATTAGGCGATATATATGAAACAGATTGTATTGGAATACCCAAACGGAAGAATGGTCTTGAATATGGAACGTTTCTTCCCATGTACGGCGGCGATAGGAAAAAAGGTTTTTCCGATGATAAAAAGATATGCATCGGAAGAAGACAAAAAGGAACTGGAAAAATATCTTGTTACCTGTATTCGTAACGGACAGACCGTATCAGAATCATTATTTGCCGATGCAGAAAAATATGGAGAAAATCCTACGCATACGAAGCTCCTTAAAGCTGAAGCAAAAAGCATGGTGACAGAGTGGAAAAGGGCACAGAGAAATCTTTCCATGCTGGGAGGGACTTAGATGACGGGAAGGAACAATGAGGGATACCCGGATCCGACTGCTAATGCGGCAGTCGGAAGAGTAATGCGGGAAGAAAAGAGAAAAAAGAAGGAGGCTAAGAAGGATGTACTTGTCAGTCGGAAATTCAAGAATGGACAAAAAGTATAACGGACTTGAAATGACCTATGAGGAGTTTATTTCCAGGCTCTCAAAAACGACCTATACAGCAGAAACGATGGAACAGTTTAAAAAACTGCCGAAAGGGAAGCAGGATGACATCAAAGATGTAGGTGGTTTCGTTCTCGGAAAGCTTAAGGGTGGGCGCAGAAAAAAGGAATGCGTGATTTCAAGATCTGCAGTCACACTGGACATGGATTACGGGACTCCGGGTATTCTTGATGAATTGGAAATGTTCTTCGATATGAAGATGGTGGTCTATTCCACGCATAAGCATACGCCGGAAAAGCCAAGGCTGCGTGTAATCATTTTTCTTACACGGGACATCACGCCGGATGAATACGGTGCGGTAAGCCGGATGCTTGCTTCCGATATCGGAATTGAGCTGTTTGATGATTCTACCTATGAACCGTCCAGAATGATGTACTGGCCAAGTACATCAAGTGACGGGGAATATGTTTTTCGTGAGATTGACGGAACAATTGTGGATCCGGATTCTGTCCTGGCAAGGTATAAAGACTGGCATGATGTTTCTGCATGGCCGGTAAGCAACAGGCAGAGTGCGGTAGTTCAGAAGAGTATGACGAAACAGGCGGATCCACTGAAAAAAGAGGGACTGATCGGAGCATTTAACAGGACGTATAGTGTAACACAGGCTATCGATAAATTTCTGTCTGATGTATACCGTCCGTCACAGGCTATTCCGGGAAGATATGATTATATTCCGGCTGACTCAGCAGCAGGTGTCGTGATCTATGATGACCTCTTTGCGTACAGTCATCATGCTACGGATCCGTGCTGCGGAAAACTGCTGAGTGCCTTTGACATTGTCCGTCTTCACAAATTCGGAGAACTCGATGAAAAAGCAAAGGAGGGCACAGCACCGGGAAAACTGCCTTCTTTCATTGCTATGCAGGATTTCGTTCTGCAGGATGAAGCCGCAAAAGAAACGCTTATGAAGGAAAAAAGGGAACTGGCCTCAGAAGAGTTTTCAGATGAGGATGCAGATTGGCAGAGCAGACTGGAAATGGATCGCAGAGGAAATATCATTGATAACATCCGGAATGTCGGACTGATTACGAAGTACGATGAGAATTTTAAAAGCGTAGTCTATAACGAATTTAAGGATACGCTCGATGTGATAGGACCACTTCCCTGGGAACAGGTAAAACACGGATGGAATGATACGGATTTTGCCAATGCAAAAGTATATTTCGGAACTAAATATGGTATCTGGTCTCCGGCAAAATTTAAGGATGCGATTCTTGCAACGGCATCTTCGGAACGAAGGTATCATCCAATCAAAGAGTATTTTGCAACGCTCACCTGGGACGGAATTCCAAGGGTGGATACGTTGCTCATCGATTATTTTGGCGCGGATGATACGCCGTATACAAGAGCCGTGATTCGAAAAACCTTAGTGGCGGCGGTAGCACGTATTTATAAGCCCGGAACAAAATTTGATTCCATTCTTGTTTTGAACGGACCACAGGGAGTCGGTAAGTCTACCTTTTTTGCAATTCTCGGAAAGCAGTGGTTTTCCGATTCGCTTTCGATTTCCGATATGAAGGATAAAACAGCATCAGAGAAACTTATCAATAACTGGATTCTTGAGATCAGTGAGATGAGTGGTATCCGAAAAACGGAAGTAGAGGTAGTGAAATCCTTTGTATCCCGGCAGGACGATAAATTCCGTCAGGCCTACGGTGTGAATGTGGAATCACATCCGAGAAAATGTATTATTGTCGGAAGCACGAATTCGGAGGGCGGATTCTTGCGTGATGTAACAGGAAACAGAAGATTCTGGCCGGTTCATGTGCCGGGAACCGGAAAATATCATCCGTGGGAACTTGACTGCACGGATCAGATCTGGGCGGAAGCCATCCATCTCTATAACGAAGGGGAAGATCTGTTCTTAAAAGGTAAGGAAGCGGAAGAGGCATATAAGATGCAGCAGGATGCAATGGAGTCAGATGATCGTGAAGGTATCATTTCAGAATATCTGGAAAGACTGCTGCCGGAGAACTGGGCAGATATGGATATTTACCAGAGACGAGCTTTTCTCGGCGGCGGGGAATTTGAATCTCAGGGCATTACAGGAACCATCAGACGGGAAAGAGTGTGTGTCATGGAAATTTGGGTGGAGTGTTTCGGCAAAGAGCGTCCAAATATCAAAAAGGCAGATTCCTATGAGATCGAAGGTATTTTGAACAAGATCGGCGGATGGAAAAAGTATGATGCCAATACCACGGGAAAAACAAGAATTCCCATTTATGGAGTGCAGAAGACGTTTGTCAGAGAATCGTAGATGTTGTCGGATTTCCGATAAGCAACGGTAGTGGGAAACTATGCTGACACCTTGGAAAATAAGGGGTGGCGGTTCTTAGTTTCCCAGTTAACCATCAAATCATATTGAGTAATAAGAAATAAAGAAGAGAACAGATGCATGAGCGCATATACCCGTATGCGCGTATAGGGTTTTGGAACTATCGGAAACCAAGTATCGGAAACGGGAGAATGATTTATGCTCGAAAGTTATATAGAAGGACAGTTAAGGAAGGAAGCTAAAAAGCGCGGAGGCATGGCACTGAAATTTGTGTCACCCGGCATGAACGGAGTGCCGGACCGTATCATTCTTCTTCCAAACGGGAAGCTGGCATTTGCAGAGTTAAAGGCACCGGGAAAAACACCGAGAGCATTGCAGAGAAAAAGAAAGCAGCAGATGGAGAAACTCGGATTTCCTGTTTACATTATTGACAATACAGAAATGATTGGAGGGATTCTTGATGAAATACAAGGCACATGATTACCAGCAGTATGCGACAGATTTTATCATTGCGCATCCGGTATGCTGTCTGATTTTGGATATGGGTCTTGGAAAAACGGTTATTACACTTACGGCATTGTGGGAACTTCTTTTTGATTATTTCGAGATTCGAAATGTTCTGGTGATTGCTCCGAAAAGAGTAGCAGAAACTACATGGCCGGCAGAAATAAAGAAGTGGAATCATTTATACGGAATGACGTATTCCGTGGCAGCAGGAACTGCCAAGCAGAGAAAAGAAGCCTTGGAATCCGGTGCAGCTATTACGATCATCGGAAGAGATAATGTTTCCTGGATGACAAAAAATGTATTTTTTAATTTCGATATGATCATCATTGATGAACTGTCGAGTTTTAAATCCTCAAAGGCTCAGAGGTTTAAAGACCTAAAGAAGATAAGGCCGATGGCAAAGCGCGTGGTGGGGCTTACCGGAACACCGGGAAATCTGATGGATCTTTGGGCAGAAATCGGAATCCTTGATATGGGGCAGAGACTTGGAAGATATATCGGTGGTTACCGTGATCGATTCTTTCTGCCGGATAAGCGAAATCGTGAGATCATCTTTTCGTATAAACCAAGAATGGGAGCAGAAGAAAAAATCTATGACCTGATCTCTGATATCAGTATTTCCATGAAAGCGGTTGATTACCTACAGATGCCGGAGTGCTTAAGTAACCGTATTTCGGTTTCCATGTCAGATAAAGAAAAGGGGTTGTACGAAACCATGGAAAAAGAAATGTTACTGGAATACGGAGAAGGTCAGGATATTGATGCTGTGAATGCAGCAGCTTTGAGCAATAAACTGCAGCAGATGGCCAATGGAGCTGTTTATGATGAATCCCAAAATGTACGTCTGATTCATGACAGAAAATTAGATGCCCTGGAAGATTTGATTGAGGCAGCCAACGGCAGACCTCTTCTTGTGGCATATTGGTTTAAACATGACAGAGAACGGATCCTGAAACGGTTTCCGGCAAGAGATATCAATACAGGAAAGGATATAGAAGATTGGAATGCCGGAAAAATCCCGGTGGCATTGATTCATCCTGCAAGTGCCGGACACGGACTGAATCTGCAGGATGGCGGTTCAACAATTGTGTGGTTTTCCCTTACATGGTCTCTTGAACTGTATCAGCAGTTGAATGCCAGACTGTACAGACAAGGGCAAAAATCAGCGGTTGTTATTGAACATTTGGTTACTGTGGGAACAGTGGATGAAGATATTCTTTCTGCCTTGGAGAGAAAAGATAATATGCAGGATGCCATGATAGAAGCAGTTAAAGCAAGGATCGGAGGAGATAAGGATGACGGCGGAAGTGATGATGAGAGAATATAAGAACCTGAAACGGGAACTGGCTGTGACCGAATTCCAGCTGCGTCAGTTTCGTGGCGTGAGCGAACAGGATATGATCGATTCCATGACATATTCGCACCAGGAAGGGGAGAGGGTGCAGACCAGTACCCTTTCTGATAAAACGGCAAGCATAGCAGTAAACTTCAGGCAAGCAATGGAACGGGAAAATGACGAATGGTGTGATTACCTTTTTCACAGATATCGTTATCTGAAAGAAGAATTGGATTTTTTTGAGAATGCTGTGGATAGACTGGAACAGAGACATAAGAACATCATCCGGGATCTTTTGGATGATGATATGACATGGGATTCCATGATGGAGAGATACCATGTGAGCCATACGATGATAGCAAAATACAGAAAAGCGGCATTGAAGGAGTTAAACAGAGAATATGAACTTAGGGATAGACAGGTGAAAGCCTTCATTCTCGGATAGGGGGAGCTATGTGCAGACGAGGAGATATATATTTTGTAAATTTCGGAAAGAAGAAAGGAAGCGAACAGGGCGGCATCCGTCCGGCGGTTGTGGTCAGTAATAATCGTGCGAACAGGTATTCACCAGTTGTGACAGTCGTACCGCTGTCAGCAAAGATATGGAAAAAGCGGTTTCTTCCTACCCATGTGCAGATACCGTTAGAAAAAAGCAGTGGTCTTAATAAACCGAGCATGGCTTTAGCAGAACAGGTGGAAACATTGGATAAGACGAGGCTTGGAAAAAGAATCGGAAAAGTACACGATGTGTTATTGATGGAAGAAATCACTGTGGCGCTTCAGATTCAGATAGGTGCATATAAGGAATACAATTAAGGCGGTCGTATGACTGTCTTTTTTGTTTCGGTTATGTTAGAATGATTTTAATAAATTGAAGTGGGGGAAATTGATTTTATGAGAAAACAACTTCCAAAAAGATATATGACAGAAGCCGCTGTTAAAAAAGCATTGAAAATAGATTCTTTTAGAAATTTATCGAAAGACAAAATAATGCAGTTTGCTTCCATGATTCCGTATATGGATAAAGATATCGCTATTGCAATAATAAATCAATTTCCTAAATTTGCGGAATTTGGAGAAACACTGATAGAGAATTATACAAAGCTATGTGATAATATTCTTGCAAAAAATCATGAAAGTCAAATGGCTGCTATTTATGGTTATCAGACGATATTAGATGCCAATGCCAGAAAACTGGAAAAAGATGAGATTTCGGAAGATGAGAGAAAATCTATAACAGAAGATATGATTGGTGTGGCTGACAAGATTGCAGAATTGGATTTTCAGAATAAAAAATTTTATGAACGAATGAGTTCTAAAGTTTTATTTACATTCATTGCGATAGGTGGACTTGTAGGAGCGGCTATAGGCGTGAGTTCAGCAATAGGAAATAGTAGTGGAGAGTTACCGGAAGTGGATGACGATTCGGATAGCGATGATGAATAAATATTTTATGGAATGGTGCACTAAAGGTGTACTATGGGTGTACTGACTTTCCGTTTTACAGATGATATGATTATGGTGGCGAAAAAGAAAAGAGGCAGAGATGCTTCTTTTTTTATGTCTCCAGGCGGTGCCTTTCCGATCCTTTCACACCGTCTGTATACATAGAAGGGAGGAGTGGCAAATGCCGATGAAACCAAAGAAACCGTGCAGACATCCCGGATGCCCAAAACTGACAGATGGTCTCTACTGTGAAGAACATGAAGCACTGCACCGTGGTGACAGGACGAGCAGCAGTAAGCGTGGTTACAACAGGCAGTGGCAGAAAGCGAGAGCAAGATATCTGAAAGAGAATCCTTTGTGTGTTCAATGCATGAAGGAAGGCAGAGCGATTACTGCAACCGTGGTCGATCATATCAGACCGCATCGTGGTGATCCTGCTTTGTTCTGGGATGAGAAGAATTGGCAGAGCCTTTGCAAGCCGTGTCATGATAAGAAAACCTGGAATGAGGATAATAATCCTGAGTATCGCTTCTGACGCAAGACCGTGGGGGTATCAAAATCTCTACAGCCCGTGCTGCTGAAGACCGATGGCCCCCTTTGCGTGAATTTTCGCAGAATTAAACAGGGGGGATATGCACGGTAGGGGATAAATTTCGCAAAATGGTTTGAAATAAACGATAAAAGGGTGCCGGATTTCGCCGGATAATATAGGAAAAAGCAGAATTTTAGGCAGGAAAACAGTGTGAAAAACATGGTTTTTCTGCTTTTTTCATGCGGACAGAGAGGATGTGGTACAGATGACAGATGAACAGGCCGCCCAGATCGTGGAAATGAGAAAAAAAGGTGTGGGGTATAAATCCATCGCAACCGTTGTGGGTCTGTCACGTGACATTGTACGCAACTACTGCCGTACACACAACCTTACCGGATATGCTTCCGCGCTGACAAAAAATGTACAGATGCTGATAGAAAATGGTGAGGCCTGTCCGTACTGCGGCGGAATGATTCATAAAGGGGTAAGAGGCAGACCGAAAAGATTCTGCTCAGAAAAATGTAGGAGAGCATGGTGGAAAGCGCATCCGGAAGCAGTGAGAACCGATACTGCTGCTCATGCCGAAAAGGAATGCCTCAGATGTGGAAAATCGTTTATCTCGTATGAAAGAAGCAATCGGAAATACTGCTGCCATGACTGTTATATAAAAGACCGATTTTGGAAGGAGGAGAAAGATGTTATTTCAGAAGTATAAAATCGCAGACCTGATTCCGGCTTCCTACAACCCAAGAAAAAAGCTGAAACCGGGTGATAAGGAATATGAGAAGATTAAAAATTCCATTACGGAGTTTGGATATGTAGAGCCGATCATCATCAATTCCGATATGACCATTATCGGAGGACACCAGAGGGCTACTGTACTTTCGGATCTTGGGTATACGGAAGTGGAATGCATCGTGGTCGATATTGATAAGACAAAAGAGAAAGCATTAAACATTGCGCTCAATAAGATCACCGGAGAATGGAACAAGGAGCTGTTGGCAGATCTGATTAAAGACCTTGAAGATTCCGATTTTGATGTTGGTTTTACCGGATTTGAACCTCCGGAGATCGAGCAGCTTTTTAATTCCGTACATGACAAAAAAATCAAAGAAGATGACTTTGATGTGGACGCAGAGCTTGCAAAGCCGACCGTGGCGAAAAGCGGCGATGTGTGGCTGCTCGGAAAGCATCGTGTGATCTGCGGTGATTCTATTCTGCCGGAAACCTACGATACCCTGATGGAGGAAAGAAAAGCAAATCTGGTTCTGACGGATCCGCCATACAATGTAAATGTTGAGGAGACTGCTGGAAAAATCAAAAATGACAACATGCCGGATGAGGATTTCTACAAATTTCTGTTTGCGGCTTTTGTGAATATGGAGCAGTCGATGGAACAGGATGCATCCATCTATGTGTTCCATGCCGATACAGAAGGATTAAATTTCAGGAAAGCATTTAAGAATGCCGGATTTTATCTTTCTGGATGTTGTATCTGGAAGAAGAACGCACTGGTTCTCGGAAGAAGTCCATACCAGTGGCAGCATGAGCCGTGTTTGTTTGGTTGGAAAAAGGGTGGAAAGCATCAGTGGTATTCTGACCGAAAACAGACAACCATCTGGGAATATGACAGGCCGAAAGCAAGCAAGGATCATCCGACCATGAAACCTGTGGCACTTATGGCTTATCCGATTCAGAACTCTTGCATGAGTAACTGCATCGTACTGGATCCGTTTCTTGGTTCCGGTTCTACCCTGATTGCCTGTGAACAGACGAACCGCATCTGCTACGGAATCGAACTGGATGAAAAATTCGTGGATGTGATTGTAAACCGTTACATGGAGCAGAGAGGTTCAGATGATGATATCCGTGTAATTCGTGACGGCAGAGAGATTTTATACAGAGAACTTACGAAGGGAGGTACTGCGGATGAAGCAGATGACCTTCCTTGATTTATGTTCCGGCATCGGCGGTTTTCGGCTTGGCCTGGAAACTGCCGGCCATAAGTGTATCGGTTACTGTGAATATGATAAATTTGCCAGAGCCTCTTATGAGGCGATGTATGATACCAAAGGAGAGTGGAAAGCGGATGACGTCACAAAACTCAGAGCCGAAGATGTCCCATATGCAGACATCTGGTGTTTCGGATTCCCATGCCAGGATATCTCCGTTGCCGGAAAGCAGCGTGGACTGGTCGGAAAGAGAAGTGGAATATATTACAACATTATTGATCTCCTCAAAAGCAAAGAGGAAGATAATAAACCCACATACTTACTTGTTGAGAACGTTAAGAACCTGTTATCGATTAATGCAGGATTCGATTTTGCCTCAGTTCTTTCTGAAATGGACGAAGCAGGGTATGACTGTAGGTGGCAGGTGCTTAACTCCAAGAATTTCGGAGTCCCCCAGAACCGGGAGCGTGTGTTCATTATCGCAAATCTTAGAAGCAGAGGTAGACGAGAAATATTACCTCTCACTGGAGAAAACGCAGCAGCTCTTAAGCAACTTGTAGGCGGGATGCAAGGCTACCGTGTTTATGATCCGGATGGTGTATCGGCTACACTTGTCGGAAACGCTGGAGGAGTAGGCGCAAAGACAGGACTCTATTTTATTGATCAGAGCAATGTCGCACCGAAAATCACGGATACAGCCAGATGCCTCACTGCCAGATATACGGCAGGAATGGTAAACCATACGGCTATGAATTCTGCAGTATTGGAAGTACATCCTGTACTGACACCGGAACGCATGGAAAAGCGGCAGAACGGGAGACGCATGAAAGATGACGGGGAGCCAATGTTTACGCTGACTTCGCAGGACAGACACGGGGTGTATGTCTGTGAAAAGACAGATTCCGTGAAGGTAAAGAATGCAACCAGGACCGGATATGATATTGCGGAAGAAGGGGACAGCATCAATCTTACCTATCCGGACAGCTTGACCAGGCGCGGAAGAGTCGGGAAAGGATGCTCACAGACATTGGATTGCTCCGGTCAGATGGGAACGCTTATGAAGGGCGGACGGATTCGAAGACTGACACCGAGAGAATGTTTCCGTTTACAGGGGTTTTCGGATGAGCTCTTCGATAAAGCAGCATCTGTCAATTCCGATGCGCAGTTGTATAAACAGGCAGGAAACGCAGTTACTGCGACTGTGGCTTATGCGGTTGTGATGTCATTGCCGGAATCAAGAGAATGATCTTTCTTTCGGATAGTACCATTATTAACTGGACTTTACAGGGGTTCAGAGTGATATATGGTACTACCAAAAAGAAAGGAGCCATAAAATTATGGAGATCAAGACAAAAGCAAAAGACAGAAAGGAACTTGTAAAAGTATTATCAGAGCATTTCGGAAAGAAGGCGGTTTATGCAGGACCACCGACATTTGCCTATAAAATCGGAGCGGTGACCATTGACCGTGAAGGCTTAATTATTTTGGAAGATGAAAATCTGAAAAGTGAGATCATGGCGGTGCTTTTCGAGAATGAAATGACGGATGAAGCACCGGAGAAAAAAGATGCCGAAGCAAGCGGAAACGCAGAACCGGATGAACTGACTGTGCGGATTTCAATCAGAAATATGAAACCACAGGGAATTATCAACTTGATCAATATGCTGCATTCCAAACAGCACCTTATCAACAGAGCCATTGGACAGAATGGATTTTCAGTCCCTGACAGTTTGGCAGAAGACTTATCTGCGCAGACTTTTGAAAATACAGAGTCGCTCATGGGTTACCTTGCTTCACACGGAGCTTGTGAAGGAGTTGCCTTTTCGGACGGAGATATCATTTTCACAGGATTTCCCTATCCACCGGACGGAGAAAGCAGTATGCCTTATGCAAAGCTGGCATCAGCTATGGTGAGAAAAGCATCGGAGCAGAAGCGTGTGAATCCGAAAGCCACATTGGAAGAAAATGAAAAATATTATATGAGAGCATGGCTCGTAAGTATCGGCTTTGGCGGTAAGAACGGAAAGGATATGCGAGGATTTTTTCTGAAAAATCTGAAAGGACACACGGCATTTCGCACTCCTGAGGATGAAGAAAAATGGAAGGCGAACAGAAAAGCAGCAAAGGAGGCGGTACAGTGTTCGGAGTAAGCAGACAGATGGTGGAACGCCTAAAAAAAGAATATCCAAAAGGAACAAAGGTGGAACTGATCCGGTTGGATGATCCGTATCGCACGATCCCAAAAGGAACTATCGGTACAGTGGAATTTGTAGATGACATTGGACAGATTCATACTTCATGGGAGGGTAACGGTTTCCTGGCATTGATATATGGAGTGGACGAATGGAAAAAGCTGTATTGAAGATACCCTATGATGAACAGATCGTTTCCTTTATGCCTCTTGATATTTGTGTACATTATGACTCAGAAATAACTGGATAATGTCATCGTTCAGAGCGAATATGTACCTACCGAAAGGGAAAACAAAGAAATGAGGTACAAAAGGTATGTATAAAAAAGGAACGATCGAAGTAAAAAACAGTGAAGGCAAGACAGAAACAGTTCATTACTATTGCAAATATTTTGATGAGCCAAGCCAGTACGGAATCGAAAACGGAAGAATTTCTAAGCTGACACTGAAGCAGAATGGAAAGACCGTTTACAATTTTGACCGGGGATTGGACATTGAGCCACAGACTGCGGAAGCTGAAAGCACCCTTGCAATCCTGGTACATGAGTACAATTAAAACGCCTGAAACGGCGGACAGAAGCCCCACAGCGGGGCTTTTTTGTTGGTTGGACAGGTATTGTTCAAAAATGATTTGATTATAAATGACTTCTTCGGAGGTCTTTTTTTATGCCGATTTTTGAGGGAGGTGAGGGCAGTGGCACAGCGAGGAAGAAAGCCGAAGCCAACAGCAGTAAAAGTGTTGGAAGGCAATCCGGGTAAGCGAAGTTTAAATACCGCAGAACCCAAGCCAGACAAGAAGGCACCGCGCTGTCCGGCTTGGCTTGAAGATGAGGCAAAGAAAGAATGGAAGCGTATGGCGAAACAGTTAGAGCATCTCGGTATCCTTACGGAAATCGATATGGCGGCATTTGCCGGATACTGTCAGGCCTATGCGAGATGGAAAGAAGCAGAGGAATTTATCACGCAGCACGGAACGATCGTAAAGACTCCGAGCGGTTATTGGCAGCAGGTACCGCAGGTATCCATTGCCCAGACCTATCTGAAGATTATGAACAAGTTCTGTGAACAGTTTGGTCTTACACCGTCAGCCAGGAGCCGTATCGTTACGGAAAGCGGGGAAGATAAACAGAACGATGAAATGGAGCTTCTGCTTGTGAAAGGCGGTGCGAAATAGTGTTTGATAAGGTAAAGGCAGATCATGCGGTGAATTTCATAAACTGTCTGAAGCATACAAAAGGCAGATGGCGCGGTGTACCGTTTGAACTGCTTCCTTGGCAGGATGAAATTGTCCGTACTATTTTTGGTACGGTTAAGGATAACGGATATCGGCAGTACAATACCTGTTACTGTGAGATCCCAAAGAAAAACGGAAAATCAGAGCTTGCAGCAGCAATTGCTCTTTATATGACCTGTGGTGATGGAGAGTGGGGAGCCGAAGTTTACGGCTGTGCTTCCGACAGGCAGCAGGCCTCTATCGTATTTGATGTGGCGGTAGACATGGTGGATCAGTGCCCCGCACTGAAAAAGAGAATCAAGCCAGTCATGTCCGTAAAGCGTCTGGTCTATAAACCGACTAACAGTTTCTATCAGGTGCTGTCGGCAGAAGCATATACAAAACATGGACTGAATGTTCATGCGGTTATTTTTGACGAGCTTCATGCCCAGCCGAACAGAGAACTTTTTGATGTTATGACGAAAGGTTCCGGTGATGCAAGAACGCAGCCGTTATTTTTCTTGATCACAACGGCAGGAACAGACCGAAATTCCGTGTGTTTCGAACAACATCAGAAAGCTGTGGATCTGCTGGCAGGAAGAAAAATCGATCCTACCTTTTATCCGGTTATTTATGGAGCATCAGATGAGGATGATTGGAGCAGTGAAAAAGTCTGGTACAAGGCGAATCCCTCACTTGGATATACGATTGATATCGAGAAAGTTCAGAATGCTTATATCAGCGCAAAGGAAAATGCGGCAGAAGAGAATGTGTTTCGGCAACTCCGTTTGAATCAATGGGTAAAGCAGAGTACCCGCTGGATGCAGATGGATAAGTGGGATGCCTGTGCGTTTCCGATTGATGAAGCGGAGCTTCTCGGAAGAGAATGCTACGGTGGACTGGATCTTTCAAGTTCAACAGATATCACGGCATTCGTTCTGGTATTTCCACCGAGAAATGATACGGAGAAATATATGATTCTTCCGTACTTCTGGATACCGGAAGACAATATGCGGCTTCGCGTCAGAAGGGATCATGTTCCATATGATGTATGGGCAGCCGAGGGATGTCTTCAGACTACCGAGGGCAATGTCATTCATTATGGTTTTATCGAGCAGTTCATTGATGAACTTGGTACGAAATTTCATATCAAAGAGATTGCATTTGACAGGTGGGGAGCTGTGCAGATGGTGCAGAACCTTGAGGGCATGGGATTTACCGTTGTTCCGTTTGGACAAGGGTATAAGGATATGAGTCCGCCGACTAAGGAACTGATGAAGCTGACACTGGAAGAGCGGATTGCGCACGGCGGTCATAAAGTGCTCAGATGGATGATGGATAATGTCTTTGTGCGTCAGGATCCGGCAGGAAACATTAAGATGGATAAGGAAAAATCTACGGAAAAGATTGATGGAGCTGTTGCAACCGTTATGGCACTTGACCGTGCTATCCGGAATGAAGGCAGTGACGGAAGCGTATATGATGATCGTGGAATTCTGATTTTTTAATAGAAAACAATAGATAATAATAGAAAATAAGATTATCATACATTATCTATTGACGTATAGTAAATAACATGATATAACATACTCATAGATAACAGAAGAAAATCAATGATAATATAAAACCAATGAAAGGATGGCATTATCTATGAATTATGACAGAGTTATTTTGGAGTTAATTGACAGAGTATCTGCACTGGAAGACGAAGTTAGGAAACTGAAAGCTGAAAAGACTCAAACAGAAACAACAGGAAATAGAGCAGATGAAAATGAAATAGTAGTAAGCAGCACCGGAAGAGACACGACCAAGTATATGTTAGATGGAAAAAGATATGCAAAGAACCGCTTGGTTCTGGCGGTAGTCAGAAAATATATGGCTATGCATCCGAATCTTTCTGCGGCTGAACTGATTGATGCATTTGATAAAAGTCTGCAGGGATCACTTGGTGTTGTAAGAACGTTAAGTGATGTGCAGAAAAACTGCTCTGATTATAAAACAAGATTTTTTGCAAATCCTGAGGAACAGATTCAGACCAGAACACAGCCGTGTGTTGTATGTACTCAGTGGGGCATTGCTAATATCGGAAATATTCTTGCCATTGCGGAACAATACGGAATTGATATTATTTCGGTAAAATAACAGATAATACGGAAAGGCACTTCTTCGGAGGTGTCTTTTTTCATGCCTGTTTTTAGGAGGTACTATATGGGAATTAAGAGTTTATTCGGATTCGGACAGGCGAGGGATAAGCCTGTTAACAAAGCGGCGGATGCCGGATATTCCTTCCTTTTCGGAAGAACTACAAGCGGAAAGCCTGTAAATGAGAGAACAGCGATGCAGACCACAGCAGTATATGCATGTGTGCGTATTCTGGCAGAGGCAATTGCATCGCTTCCGCTTCATGTATATGAATATCAGGCAGACGGCGGCAAACGCATGGTGCATGATCATCCGCTGTATTACTTGCTTCATGATGAGCCGAATCCGGAAATGACTTCTTTTGTTTTCAGGGAAACGCTCATGAGCCATCTTCTGATATGGGGAAATGCATATGCGCAAATCATAAGAGACGGAGCCGGAAGAGTTCTTGGACTGTATCCGCTATTACCAAACAAGATGGATGTGCAGAGAGATGACAGGGGGAATCTCTATTACGTGTATTCCAGAAACAGTGATGAAAATCCGACTTTTAAGGAATACGGAGATATTCGACTGGAAGCAGATGAGGTACTTCATATTCCGGGACTGGGGTTTGACGGTCTGATTGGGTATTCGCCTATTGCAATGGCAAAAAATGCAGTCGGAATGACACTGGCTTGTGAGGAATACGGCGCCAGTTTCTTTGCAAACGGTGCAAATCCCGGAGGTGTTTTGGAACATCCGGGCGTCTTAAAGGATCCGTCAAAAGTCAGGGAATCATGGAACTCGGTATATCGTGGAGTAAACAATGCTCATAAGATAGCGGTGCTTGAGGAAGGAATGAAGTATCAGCAGATCGGTATTCCACCGGAAGAAGCACAGTTTTTGGAAACGAGGAAATTCCAGATCAATGAGATAGCAAGGCTGTATAGGATTCCGCCACACATGGTTGGGGATCTGGAAAAATCGAGTTTTTCCAATATTGAGCAGCAGTCATTGGAGTTTGTTAAGTATACTCTGGATCCCTGGGTAATCAGATGGGAGCAGTCCTTACAACGCTCACTTTTGCTTCCGGGAGAAAAAGGAACATATTTTATCAAGCTGAATGTAGACGGATTGCTGCGTGGCGATTATCAGTCAAGAATGAACGGCTATGCGGTCGGTCGACAGAATGGTTGGCTTTCTGCCAACGATATCCGGGAAATGGAAAACCTAAATCCGATTCCGGAAGAGGAAGGAGGCAACCTGTATCTGATAAACGGTGCGATGACAAAGCTTGAAGATGCCGGAGCCTTTGCAAAAACGGCGGAAAGAAATGAACCGGAGCAGAAACAGGAAAATAACAGAAAGAGAGGCAGATAATGAAACGGAAATTTTGGAACTGGATAAGGAATGAGGATGAGAGCGTATCGGAAAGAACGCTCTTTTTAAATGGGCAGATTTCGGATGAAACTTGGTACGGAGATGAAGTTACCCCACAGCTTTTTAAAGATGAGCTGAATGCCGGAACCGGAAATATCACGGTCTGGATCAACTCTCCGGGTGGAGACGTATTTGCGGCGGCACAGATCTACAACATGCTTCGTGATTATAAGGGAAGCGTGACAGTCAAAATTGACGGACTTGCTGCATCGGCCGCATCCGTGATTGCTATGGCAGGTGATACCGTATGTGTTTCGCCTCTTGCCATGATGATGATTCACAATCCGGCTACTCTTGCGATGGGAGAAGCAAAGGATATGCAGAAAGCCATCGCAATGTTAAGCGAGGTCAAAGAATCCATTATAAATGCATATGAGACGAAGACCGGACTCAGCCGTGCAAAACTTTCGCACATGATGGATGACGAAACCTGGTTTAATGCAAAAAAAGCTGTTGAACTCGGATTTGCAGATAAGATCCTTTTTGAATTGGATGAGACTGAAAAAAAGGAAAACCCCGGAGAGACGGAAAAAGAACCGGAGCAGAGCAAAGGAAAGAATGAGAAGAAAACAGGGGAAAAGAAGCTGCCGTTTGAACAGGATTCACTGATGTTTTCTGCAAAATCCGTCAATGATTCATTCCTTTGTGCAGCGGCAAATGGAAATATGGTTCCGGTGAACCAGTTGGAAAAAAGACTGAATCTGATCACACATTAAGGAGGATATAACAATGAGCAAAATTCTGGAATTAAGAGAGAAGAGAGCAAAGGCCTGGGAAGCAGCAAAGGCATTTCTGGATGCAAAAAGAACCGATGACGGTTTTGTATCTGCAGAGGATGCTGCCACTTATGACAAGATGGAAGCAGATGTGGTGAATCTCGGCAAAGAGATCGAAAGACTGGAAAGACAGGCGGCAATTGATGCGGAACTTGCAAAGCCGACCAATACTCCTATCACCAATCAGCCCAACAACGGAATTTCCGGTGATAAGAAAACAGGCAGAGCCACCAATGAATATAAAAGAGCGTTCTGGAATGGTATGAGAAATAAACTCTCCTACGAAGTACAGAACGCTCTTTCTATCGGTACGGATTCCGAGGGTGGATACCTGGTACCGGATGAGTATGAGAAGAAACTTGTAGAAGCATTGGAAGAGGAAGTATTTTTCAGAAGCCTTGCAACCGTCATCAAAACTTCCAGCGGTGATCGTAAGATTCCGATTGTAACTTCCAAGGGAGAGGCCGCATGGATTGATGAAGGCGGTCAGTTCCCGGAATCTGATGACAGCTTTGGACAGACTTCCATCGGTGCGTATAAGTTGGCAACCATGATCAAGGTGTCTGATGAACTGTTAAATGACAGCGTATTCAATATCGAGCAGTATATTTCCAAGGAGTTCGGAAGACGTATCGGTACAAAAGAAGAGGAAGCTTTCTTTGTCGGTGACGGCAGCGGAAAGCCGACCGGAATCTTTCATACCACAGGCGGTGCAGAAACAGGAGTTACTGCCAACAGTACTGCAATTACCTTTGATGATGTTATGGATCTGTATTATTCCCTTCGCGCTCCGTACAGAAATAAGGCTGTATGGCTTTTGAATGATTCTACCGTGAAGGCAATCCGTAAACTGAAAGACGGAAACGGAAATTATATCTGGCAGCCGTCTGTAAGAGAAGGAGAGCCGGACAGAATCCTCAACCGTCCGTACCGTACTTCTATCTATGTGCCGGAACTGGCAGCAGGAAAGAGAGTCATGGCATTCGGTGACTATAGCTATTACTGGATTGCAGATCGTCAGGGCAGAAGCTTTAAGAGATTAAATGAGCTTTATGCAACCACCGGGCAGGTCGGTTTCCTTACTTCGGAGCGCGTGGACGGGAAACTGATCCTTTCCGAAGCAGTGAAGACTCTTGACATCAAGCAAGCTGGAAAGTAGGTGTGACAAATGTTCGTAACGCTTGAGGAAGCAAAAGGCTATCTGAGGGTGGATTCATCAGATGAGGACGTTTTTGTCCTCAGACTGATGGATACGGCAGACAGCCTGATTCAGCAGGTTACAAGGAGAGATTCAGAAGAACTTAAGGAGTATGAGTCTATTGTCAGAACTGCCGAGCTATATGTCATTGCATATCTTTTTGAGCATAGGGAAGAAGCAGACCATAAAGCTATGACGGAAACACTGAAGTATCTGCTCTTTGGGATAAGGAAGGAGAACTTCTGATGATTGAACTCATGCGTGAACGAATCATCATACAGAAAAGCAGTTTGAAAACAGATAAAGCCGGAAATCATGCGGCGGAGTGGAAGAACTATTATAAATGCTTTTCTTATGTGAACAGCCTGTCAGGGAAAGAATACTGGGAAGCAAAACAGATCAATGCAGAAACGGAAGTTGATTTTGTTATCCGTTACTGCAGTGAGGTTTCTAAACTTGATACGGAGCATTATCGGATAATCTTTCGTGAAAAACTTTATAACATTACGTTTGTCGATAATGTGCAGTATAAAAACAAGACCATAAAAATCCGGGCGGCATTGGTAAAGAGGTGATTTTATGGCAGAAAAACGGGTAACGGTCGATAAGATGTCCGATGCAATCATGGCCGGTCTGAAAGAGTATGCAGATCTTGCAACAGATACGGTGAAGGAAGCTGTGAAAGATTCCGCCAAAACGGTCAAAAAGGAAATACAGGAAAAAGCGCCTAAAAGGACAGGGCGTTATAGGAAAAGCTGGACATCCAAGAAGACTGCGGAAAACAGCAATTCCATGACCGTCACCGTTTATTCCAAAGACCGCTATCAGATTGCGCATTTGTTGGAGCATGGTCATGCCAAAAGAGGCGGAGGCAGAGTAGCCGGAAGAGAACATATTGCTCCGGCAGAAGAAAAAGGAAAACAGGAACTTTTGCGTAAGATAGAAAGGGGACTGAATGCGTGACGCATGACGAAGTAATGGAAATGATGGAAGAGTTGAAGCTTCCGTTTGCCTATCATCATTTTGCAGAAGGGGAGTCTCCGGATCCCCCTTTTGCAGTATTTCTGTATCCCGGAAACAATCATTTTTCGGCGGATGGTAAAGTCTATTTTAAGGCAAATCGTCTGAATATAGAATTATACACGGATTTAAAGAATCCTGAATTGGAACAACAGACAGAAACCGTGTTCGACAGGCATGGTATTTTTTATGTAAAAAGCGAAGTATGGATCGAATCTGAAAATCTGTATGAGGTGCTTTATCAGATGGAGGTATAAAGATGGCGAATAAAAAGAATAAAGTCAAATTTAATATCTGCAATGTGCATTATGCACCGATTACGGTTGCAGAGGAAGGAAGCGTTACATTCGGAACGCCCGTAGCGATGCCCGGTGCAGTATCTATCAGTATGGATCCGACCGGAGAGCCGGAGTCCTTTTATGCGGATGGAATCGAATACTATGTGATCAACAATAACCAGGGATATGACGGTGATCTGGAACTTGCCATGATCCCGGAGAATTTCAGAACAGAGATTCTGAAAGAAGAGGCAGACAGCAACAATGTTCTGGTAGAGAATGCAAATTCCGAAACAGGCAGTTTTGCGCTGCTGTTTGAGTTTGACGGTGATATCAGAAAGATTCGTCATGTGCTTTATAACTGTTCGGCATCCAGACCGACCATTGAGTCGAAAACCAATGAAGAGGATAAAGAAGTTCAGACGGAAACGCTGACGATCAAGGCACGTCCGATGGCAGACGGATATGTTAAGGCAAAGACGGGAGATTCTACGACTGAGTCCGTTTATAATAACTGGTATAAGAGTGTATATCTTCCGACAACGGCATCTTCCGTTGAGCAGACTGTAAAATCATCGAAGAGCGTATCATAAGGAGGAGAAGAGAATGGGTATCAGAAAGGATATAGAGATTGACGGACAGAAGGTTGCATTTAAGGCAAGTGCAGCGATTCCGAGAATTTACCGTTTGAAATTTCAGAGAGATATTTATAAGGATCTCGCAACATTGGAAAAGAGTCTGGGTGACGGAAAAGCAGAGAGTTCCAACCTGGATATGTTTTCGCTTGAAATGTTTGAGAACATCGCTTTCATTATGGCAAAACATGCGGATCCTTCCATTCCGGACACACCGGAAGAGTGGCTTGATAATTTTAATACATTTTCGATTTACCAGGTGCTTCCGCAGCTTATCGAGCTTTGGGGACTGAATGTAAAAACCGATGTGGAAGCTAAAAAAAACTTCGTCCGACAGAGCGTGAAATGACAACGCCGCTGTTTCTTCTTAGGTGCGTACAGTTGGGTCTTTCAATGGCAGATCTTGAGTTACTGTCGATAGGACTTATCAATGATATGTATGCAGAAAGTCGGAATGATGATTTCAAATATGCGGAGCTTGCAACGCAGGAAGATTTTGACCGATTTTAGTTAGATGTTAATGTTATTTGCGTATCCGGAAAGTTTGATGTAAAAACGGTTTGCTCGACAGTTGTTTCATATGGGTGATATAGTTATTACATCAAACAGCCGGAGGTACAAAGAATGCAAGGAGATATTAGGTTTGGAAGAAATTTAAAAATTTTACGGAGCAGAAAAGAAATATCACAGCAGGAATTAGCAGATAAGATTCATGTTACAAGACAGACCGTTTCCTGTTGGGAAAGAGGAGTTTCCCATAGTTAAAGATACCACACCCAATATCACAAACTCACGCTTAAACAATATTCCTTAGTCAACCACATACAATAACAAATACAAAAAAGCTGGAAGCAGACTTAATTTTGCTCCCGGCTTTTCTTTATTGTTTTGATGAAGTCGTTCAATGATACTTGTTTTTGCTATCTGCTTACATAATGTGCATACTTGTCACTTGTGTTCTGATATATCTGTCCCTCTTATTGCCTAAACTCATATTAAGGGTGTGATATATCCAAGTGCAATAGCCTTGTTATAGGCTTCGATAGCATTTTTAGCCCCCAGCTTATCATAGATGCTTTGGATATGGTTGTAAAGTGTCCGTTCACTGATATACAGTTCTTGCGCTATTTCATGCTTTGTTTTCCCTGTTCCAATCGCCTTAATAATTTCCGCTTCACGATCTGTCAGGGGATCTAATAAAGGGGGCGTAGTGGACTTGTGACCTTTACTAATAGCTGTGAGTTTTTTTACCAACTCGTCAGCAGAAGCAGACTTATCAATATAACTTACGGCGCCTTTTTTAAGTGCCTCCTGTCTATAAACTGGCATATCATAAGAGGATAGCATAACCACCTTTATTTTTGGCTTTTTACTATATATCGTTTCTATCAGATCAATGCCAGAACTTTTTGACTGCTCTCTTAGGTTGACATCAAGTAATACAATGTCCCATTCGTCTACGGAAAGAATATTCCAAAACTCTGTTTCATTACTTACATAGCGACAGATAGAGATTTCATCCCAATCTTCCAGAAGTTTGCTTAAACTCTCTCCAAATATCCTGTGATCATCAAATAGTAATATCTTCATTTTTTCTCCCCAAAACTGCCGTTGCAGTTAAAATACCATCTTTCTCTAAATACTGAATGTTACCACCATTCCCATTTATCAACACCGTCAAGAACAGCATACCACCTTTGGAAGAAAGAATATTTTCAATGTCATTTGGTTTCGCTCCATCATTTTGACAGGTAATTACGAGTCTACTTTCTTCATTTAGCGCGATTTCCAAATGAATAAAAGTAGCGGCAGCGTGTTTATAAACATTGTTGACAAGTTCTTTGATTATCTGCATAGTCTGTTCCAAACTGTTATCTTTTTTCAAAGCAATCCTTGCTTCGCTGTCAATCGTGAAATCTACAAGTATATTCTTCTTTGGGTACAGCTTCTTAATCGCGTCAAGCATATATCCGATATGTTCCCATGAAGCATACCCCGAAAAGATATTAGAGGAATAGAAATTCATCATATTTCTTACCCGCAATTCCAAATCAGACAATATCCTTTTTGTTTCATCAACATCTGGTGAGCGAAGCGACAGGAGATTTTTGGCACCTCCAATGTCTTGAAGCACATCGTTATGAAGCAGTCTTGAGAAATCTTCCCTCTCATTTGCAATATAGTTCGTTAATTCATAATACTTTGTCAACTCCTTGTAACGGGCCTCCATGTCGCCAAGATGAATGACAGCAAAAGCCTCAAATAAAAGCATTATAAGCTGAAAAAATACATTGACTTGTAGGGTGGACAAATCAAAGCAATAAAGTACGACTGTAAACAAGGGAATCATAAGAGCGAGGACATATCTTGCTTTCCTCTGGGCAATCGGAAGAATATTAACCTGTTTCAAATTTATATATCTATAATCAAGGAAAATTCCCATGAACATTCCAACTAACATGGTTATAGCAGGGAGAATTTGGAAATCAAAAAACGACAGTATGATAGCTGCAATTCCAAACAGCAAGCGAACCATTTTACCCCGGCTTGCGTCAGTTCTTACCAGCATTATTCCGATAATCAATGCAAAAAACAGAAATGCACCCATGTATAAGGTGGAAAATCCATCATACATCAGCGCCGCAATAAAGGAAACAGAAAGCAGGTTCCAGCCACATTCAGATATTGTTGCCTTTCGCCGTGATGTCATTACATGAAGATAGAGCAGATTGAAATAACAAAGCAAGACGGCAATCGACAATAAGTTGATGGCTCCGTCATTCGCAATTCCTTTATGTGTTCTATCCAATATAACCCATAAAGTCACAATACCCGCATGAAGAAACAGATACGGATAGAAGCGTTTATCCTGCATAGCCCCCCTCCTTTCAGCTAAAATTCATTATGTTAGTAATATGATGATACGATCCGTTCTTTAGTCATCAGACATAAACCACACGCAGTCAAAACTATTATACTCACTGGAGAAAATAGTAGCAACACCCACACATTATTCGTTTTCATAAATATCCCACATTTTAAGACAACCAGCAAAATATGAAGCAGTGTTGCAAAGATAGGAATACTCTTAAACCAGTTCATATTTCTAATCCAGAGAATCAAAACATTTATAAATGCCGAATACAATATGCTAAGGATCAGAAAATAGGTGCTTAATAACAAGATAAGGTTTGGCAGGCGAATGGAAATCATCAAAAGTAGAGGAAACAAAAGGATCAGCGTTCCAATCCATAGTGATAGCAGATTCTCCTTAACAATACTTGAGATTTTAATACCATTAGCAAGTTTCCATTCTATTCTCTTTGTGATTTTTTCTTGCTGCAACATATCCTTGCTTATTTCTCCGGCAAAAAAGATAAATAAGCACAGGTATCCATCAAGCATAAAATACTTTATATCAACACCAAATACAATGTTCTCTGAAATATCCCCAAAGTTCATCAGAAAGATCATGCCGAAGATAGCTGCTACCGCACTCATAAATATAAAATTCCAGTTCAATACCCTTTTAAGGTTTAAGGTTATCAAACCCATTCGCCATCCCTCCTGATAACTGTTTCGTTGCTCATGTGCCGAGCCTTAAAGAAACTTAATAGTGCAAACATCATGCAAAGTGCAACATCAACCACAATAATCAAATAGTCAATTCCTATATGATGTTGATTCACAAACTCTGTAATTCGTTCTGCCGACATCGCAATCAAATAAACCAGTGCAAAATTACCAAAGAACAGAACATTTTTGAACAGTTTTACTCGTTTTACATCCAGTACAATGATATTCAAAGCGACAATCTCACAAAAACTAAGTACAAGAATACTAAGATAAACGCATACGATCCGCCCAAAGCTCATTGTCCAGTCGGTAAAGTAATAGCAACTCATAAAAACAAAGAACGGGATAATACCAGAAAATCGGAAAATCTGTATCGAATACTGTTTTATAATCTCTTTTACCGCAATTCCAGAAGCTGCAAAAAATTCAACTCTCCGGCTTAACTTATCCTTTGCTGTCAAATCTACAATCATAGCACCGGATTGCAGGGAGGTAAGACCAAAAATAACCGCATAGAGCATTAGGACTAAATAATCTTCTCCCTTAGACTGCAAGGCGTCCATCTGCATTGCAAAGCTCATAAAAATCGCCAGAATGGCAACAATCGCAGTATCAATTAGGAGGCTTTTACTTCTGGTAAGATAGTAGCCTGCGCCTTTTCCCATGTTACTCATGCCGATTGCCCTCCTTAATAAAGATTTCTTCCAATGATTGTCCTTGCATTTCTTGAATACCCTTATCAAACAGCAATCTGCCATTTTTAATCATAGATACATCATCAGCGCACTTTTCAATCTCGCTAAGGTCATGTGAAGTGATAATAACCGTTTTTCCGTCAGCTTTTAGAGCCTCTATCAAACTACGGATTTCTACTCTGGATATGGGGTCTACACCCGATGTTGGTTCATCCATGAGCAGAATATCCCGTCCCATCATAATCACAATCAAAAGGGACAGTTTTCTTTTCATTCCTTTAGAATAAGTGCTAACACGCTTTCCTAAATGCTCGGTCAATCCTAATTGCGTACAATAACTGTCTGAACGATCATTTATTTCAAATCCAAAGTATTTCCCAAAAATTCTCAAATTTTCAAGACCAGTCTGTTCTTCATACAGATAGTCATTTTCAAGCTCCATTGCATATTTCCCTGCAATGTTGATTGTCCCTGCATTTGGCTGGTATACCCCTGTAATCAAGCGTAGCAGTGTTGTCTTTCCAGAACCGTTCGGGCCAATAATCGCATGGATTGTATTTGCTTTTACATTCAGGCTAAAATTCTCAAACAAAACTCTGCCACCAAAACCTTTTTTTAAGTTCTTTACTTCAATCGCATTTTGAATCTCAGACATATTTTTTGCTCCTTTCATTTGGTGCTCCACCATATAGGTATAGTGTATAAAACGAAGAAGCATTTTGCATGAGTAATTACTGCAATTTCGATACTGCCATCAGGCAAATGTCACAGAAACCTCACAACGAGAAAAAAATTTAGTATTCTGTCAGTTCCACAATTACATTACTTTGCAGATACAGCCAGTCCGTAAATTCTTTCGGGCTGGCTGTTCCTGTTTTTACAGCCTTTTTTCTCTGCAAGGCTTCTTTCTTAAAGTCGGAAAAGGCAACCTGTATTTTTTCCAGACGGTCAGCCGGAAAGCCTGCGGTATTCTTTACTCGGTTTATTTTGTTGCGCCAGTTCTGGCATTCATTTTTATAAAGCAGGTCATAGTTGTTTTCTCTTGCCCTCTCGTCAAATTCCCGCTTGTTTTGAAGCGCCTGTACTTTTCGGCACTTGTCGCTGCACAGCTCATACCGCTGGCTCTTTGCCAGAAAATATTTCCCGCAGACCTTGCACTGCCGGAAGCAAAGCCCCCAGTCATTCAGCCTGTTCAGATAATAGGTAATCAAGGGGTAGAGGGACGCATAGGCAGACACACATTCTTCTGTGCGCCGGTTGTCCGGGAACCAGAGGTCAAGCCGGGTATC